TTGTAAGTAATATTGTCTTCCGGCTCAAAACCTTCCGGATAGATACTGATAATGTCGCCGCTGCACAGCGTTGATCCCGCCCAGATATCTCCCGCCACTTTTATTGCGATGTTGAGCTGAGCCGCGTGCCTGCTGACAGGTTTCGCGTCGTCGATCAGGCGATTCAGTTCAGCCAGCGTCTTTTGTGTCAACCCGACCTCGTTAACGCCGACTTCAAGCCGGAAGGTGCCCGGCTCGTCGCCGACCTCAAACCACTCGGCAAATGTCGCCGAAAACCCCATATCCTCAATCACCCGACGCACTGCGGCGCGCGTCCCCTTGCGCCGGTGCAACCAGTACGATTTCTGGATAGCGGCAATTTTGCGCTCTGCCGGCCAGTCCTTGTCCCATCGGTCTACCGACAACGCCCACGCCAGATACGGCAGTAAATCGACCGGGCAGGCTGTCGGCGTCCACACTGTGCGAAGCGCGACAGTGATCGCTGACAGTCTGGTGGTGCCCGCCTCGGTGTAGCGGAGCCAGTCCCCGGAAGACGGCGGCAGGAGAGAGTTATTCATCGGTGCCGCCATTTTCCACGTTGTAGCCGGTATTGCGCGCCACCTGCGTGTTATCGATCTGCAGATCGCTTGCGGGGGAGTCAATCACCACACGCTGCACCCCCTGCACATGCAGTGCCGCCGAAATGGCGGAGCGCACCACGTCACGGCCGATTTTTTATCGGCGCTGGTCAGGAAGGTTTGCAGTGAGGCCAGGGCGGCGTTAATGATCGGCTCTGACTCCGGCCCCGGATACAGATACAGCGTGGCATCAATCGCATATTCAATGATTTCGGCGCCACGCACCGTCACACGATCGCCCAGCGGGCGCGTGTCTTCATCGTTGACTGCTGCCTGCACTGTCGCAATCAGTTCAGCTGATGGCGTGCCGTCGCCATCACTGGAGAGGATGGCGATCACCACTTCCGCTGGTGACGGGCTCGTTGCGCGGACGGCGGCGACCTTGCCGCTGGCGCTGCGGGCGAAGTACTCATAAGCTGCCGATGGCCCGGCAACACTCATCCCCTCAAACGCGGCCTGCGCACGCAGGCGCAGTGCTTCGTCGCTTTCCATTACTGCGTCGGCAGTGTCGGTCGCCGCCGTGATGGTGAGGCGTTCCGTGTCCAGATTGGCGGCAATATTATCCAGATCGTCGCCGGTCGAATGGCTCAGCATGCAGGCCGCCGCCCCTTCATTGATGCGCTGGCGCAGCAGCAGTTCACGGTACGCCATCGCCTGAGCAATGATGTTCAGCGGTTCGGACTCCAGACCTAGCGCAGCGGCAACGGAGGACTGCTGATCAGCAGGGAATGCCGCCACCATGACCGCTTTCACCTCGGATAGAATGGTCTCGAAGTCCAGCTCTTCGATAATGGTCGGCTTCGGCAGCTGTGACAGATCAATTGTCGGCATCAGTCGTACTCCTTAATGTCACTGCGCGGGTGCTCTTTTCCATCGTCTCGGTCAGCATGCCGGACAGTTCCGCCGTCACGGCACCACTGGCGGAGTACGTCACGTTGATCGTATCCAGCACAATGCGCGGCTCCCACGCCGCCAGTGCGATGACCGTCGCGCTCATCAGTTGCAGGCGGGTCACGTCGTTTGCGGGCTGTCGATAAGGTCGGGGCACAAAGAGCCGTAGTTACGGCGCATCAGGCGACTGGCGACCGGCGTCAGCAGAATGTCGTTAACCGACTGCCATACGTGATCTTCGTCAGTCAGCGTGCCGGTGCCTGCGGCGTTCATGCCGCGATAGCGTTCGGTCATCGCGTGCCCTCCGTCCAGCTTCCACCACTTTCGACACCACCGTGACTATGGTTATCGACCTGCACGCCGTTAGAGGTGAGCGCTCCGCCGGTATGGGTGATATCGCCGTGCATCTCGCCACCTTCTGTGACGTTCAGCTTTTGGTGGTCAGCAGGTTGGTGCACTCCACCTCCGGCGTTTCCAGCGTGATTTTGACTGACGCCTCAACCACGGCGGATTGGATACCCTTCACCTGCAATGCGCCCGCATCGCGCCGTAGCGGAACGTCGCACCGTCCGGTGCCGTTACCACCATCTCGTTACGCGGATGCGCCCGGTGCCGGGTTGTCGTCGCTGTACAGACTGCGCCGATAAAGGCGACGTCGGTATTACCGCCCAGGCACAGGAACCAGACCTGCTCGCCGATGGATGGCGGCACCCAGACTTTAAATGCCCCGGCGCGCTGTGCGTTCCAGCGAAGCCAGGTGGTTTCCAGCTCGCCGCTTTGCACGCGAACTCGCCATTTGTCCTCGTCGATCTCCGTCACCGTGCCGGTGCAGACGACATTCTCAAGCAGGCGAAGCAGTCCGGCAATCTCCATCAGCGCCCCTCCAGTGAGTTGATCACGTGGCGGAAAATGGCCGCGCGGTCGGCTTTACTCAGGCCCAGTAGCTCGCGTCGCGGGTAGTCCGCCATTGCACCGCTGTCATTAATCCGATCACGTAGCCCTTCCTGGTGTGCTCTGGCAATACGGGCAGCAACGCCGGAGTAACCAACCTCAACGCCATCGGCGGTGGCGCGAGCCTTCAGGAATTTCGCGGTACGCAGACGACGGAACATCGGCTCGGCGGTAGTGGTGTTGCGACGTGTCTCGCTCAGGTTGATATCGAGATAACGCTCAATGTCCTCGCGATAGAATGACCGCTGCGCCCCACGCTCCACGTCAAAGCCGCTTAATATGCGCCCTCGCTTGCTGCGGGTTGTGCGCCAGTTACGCAGGCTCCTTTCCTGCCCCTGCCACATGAATTTGATGCCTGCGCGCGCGCGCAGCACCTTGCGGCGGCGGCCCTCATATTTCGTGCCGTCCGGATCTTCCTGCTTGCCGATGCGCCGTCTCTGGCTCTGGCGCAACATCGTAGCCATCCCCCTGGCCATGCGCAGACGGCCTTGTACGGATGCCCCTTCCAGAATGGCCGCAAACACCTCATCAAGCTGATGAAACGACAGATCGTTGCTCATGCCAGTGCGCCTCCGGACTCAGGATTAAAGACCATCTCCCACTCACCGCCACTGAAGCGCGGGCGGGACTCGGCGAGATGCTCCGCCTTCGGGTAGGCGTTGTTGGTCACCATGACGCGCTCCCAGACCGGCACCTTAAACAGAATGTCGGCGACGTCGTCGTTGACGATATCGGCGTCAAATTCCACCTTGCGGTTATTGTCGGGATTCAGCAGCAGATCGGGCTGCTGCTGCCAGACCCACGCCAGCAACGGCAGCATCAGATCGTCAATCTGGCCGGGAAAATCCATCGCCAGCACCTGAATGGTGTAGTGGTACATGAACGAGGCTTCGCCGGTCGCTTCAATCTGAATATGCCCCTTCTCCACCCAGACCGTGATTTGTTCCGGGTTGGCTTTGCACCAGGTGTTACCGGCGATCAGCGCGGCACGCAGCAGTTCAGCTTTTTCACTTTATCCCCCTGGCGATACGCCTTAGTTCCAGCTCACGGATCCCCGCCTTGTCGGCGTTGCAGGTATCCAGCGCGTCGAGTAATGAATCTGTCCAGACGGCAAGTCCGCCCCACGTCATCGGCCTGGCTGGCGGGGGCGGGACGTCAGTTTTGCCGTCAGGCTTTGTGGTAAGGGCTCCTGAATAATCTGTGGCGCTGACTTCTTCGGCTCGCTGGTACAGGCTGTCAGCGCCAGCAGCAGGCACAGGAGCAACGGCACAGCCGTTACCGGCCAGTGCGGTTTGATGTTTTCACGTCGGTGCTCTCCCGTTGTGTTGCGCTGCTGGTTTAGTTTCTTCAGTCCGGCTTCCACCTGGTTGACGTCCTGGCGTAGCGCCCTTACCTCGGTCAGCACATCGCCGGTCTGTTTCAGCTGTCCCTGGGTGCTGGTCAGCGATTGCTCTGCCTGTTCGCGCTTATGACTTTGCCACGCAAGGCCGCTGACGGCGGCAATCAGCAGGACAAACATCGCGATGGCAAGAATGGCTATCGCTTTCATTTCGCCCCCTTCAGCGCGGGGTCTGATAAACACCACGCCTGAAAATCTGTCCGGCGGTTAACCAGCCCCTGCGAGCGTTTCCCGGCGGAGTTTACAAAGTCCGTCAGCCGTTCGCAGACGCCCTTCCAGTTGCCCGCCTGCGCGTGGCGCCAGAGGGTGGTTCGCAGCTTCCGGCCATCTTTGGTGGTGTACCAGCCCAGCCCGGTACAGCCGACGTTAAAGGTGCCGTCGGTCATGCTCTCAAAGACCTTCTGCGGTGCAGCAGCGCCGTTAAATTCACGGTTCGTGCATTTCTCAGCGCGCAAAAGGTCGTTAACCCAGCGCTCAGCAATCTCACCCTCGACATACTGGCGATTTTCCACCTTCGAAGTGGAGCCGATCCCCACCGTCAGTACACCCGCCGGGCAGTAGTACGGGGTCTTGCGACAGTCCTCGTACTTCGCCATCTTCTGCTGTGCTTCCGGGCTGGTTCGCAGCGCCTGCGGCCATAGCGTGGCGGCCAGCGAGATGATCGCGGCAGTTGAGCAGGCAATAATGCGTTTCTTCATCGCTGCGCTCCCCGGATGCTGCGGATAAGCTCTTTCACGTCCTGGCGGTTCTCGGTGTCGTCGCGGATGGCGTCGATCAGTTCGTTCAGTAGCGTGTTGTTGGTTTCCTGAATGCGCGCCATGCGACGGCGATGCAGCTCACCGAACACGGCGGCCGCGATACCGATCAGCACGCCGATGGCGGCCAGCCAGTCCTTTTGCGTCATCACGCCAATGCTGGTCAGCAGCGTTGACCAGGAGTACGTCACGCCATTCCAGATGCGATTGATTAAGTCCATAGCTGTACGCTCTCCTGTGCTGAGGTGGTGCTGATTTCCGGCAGCTCCACCACCTGACCGGCGTCGAGAAAGATCTGACCGGCCAGCGCTTTGTTAGCGGCGAGGACTACCTCAGTCACGCCCTGCGTGGTGCCGTAGTGCCGCTGACATAACAGGTCTACCGTGTCGCCCTGCAACGCTTTGACTTTCATCAGAACGCCTCCGCAGTGTTGCGCACAGTGCCGCGAATGTCGGATATCGCCCAGCGCGCATCGCGACCACATATCGTCGG